AGGCATGGCAACGAGAACTGTGGCGCCTCTACGACATCGTCCCGGAGTTCCGGTTCTCGGCCAACTGGGTCGGGAGTGCCTGCTCCAGGGTCCGGATCTATGTGGCCAAGGTCGACAAACTCGGACGGCGCCAGGAGGAGATCGAAGGTCCAGCACCAATCGCCGCACTGTCCGAGACCCTGTTCGGTGGCCCTACGGCCAAGGCTGAGGCCCTCCGCGCCCTGGGTATCAATCTCACCGTGGCTGGCGAGGCATACATTCTCGGACTTGGCGGCAATGCGGGGAAAGGTGACTGGTTCGTCGTCTCGCCCTCCGAGCTACGACGCGTGGTCCGTGGTGACGGTACCCGGGAAGTGTTGTACGGCGAGCGTGGATCTCAACGGCCACTGGTCGACAGTCGGGACGTCCTGATCCGGACCTGGACTCCTCACCCGCGCTACATGCAGAAGGCTGATTCTCCAGGCCGCTCGGTACAGCCGGTACTGCGTGAAATCGAACAACTCACGAAGTATGTGTTCTCGCAGATCGATAGCAGGCTGGTGTCGGCGGGGATCCTGCCCATCCCCAATAACATGGACTTCCCGACCGATGGTGATGAGGACGCGTCAGCTTCCCAAACGATCATGGCCAAGCTGGCTGAGGCTGGCTCCGCGTCACTAAAGGGTGAAGGTACGGCCGCTGGTGTACTGCCGCTGATTATCGAGGTCCCGATTGAGGCTCTGGATAAGATTAAGCTGGTCACTTTCGACTCGACCCTGAGTGAGCAGGCCAACGAACTTCGGCAGGAGGCTATTCGGCGCCTGAGCCTGGGCATGGATATGCCGCCGGAAGTTCTCACCGGCATGGGCGAATCAAATCACTGGTCCGCGTGGCATGTTGAAGAGTCAGCGGTCAAGATTCACATCGAACCAATCATGGGTCGGATCTGTGACGCGCTCACCAAGGGTTACCTGGCACCCGCGCTCAAGGCCCTGGGCAAGGATGCTGAAAGCTACTGCTACTGGTTCGACACCAGTCCGCTCACCGTCCGGCCGCAGCGCCTCCAGGACACCCTGAACCTGTTCGAGAAGGGCATCGTGGGAGCCCAGGCCGTCCTCGCCGCTGGCGCCTACCTGGACTCGGACGGAATCACCGAAGAGGATGACGTTCGCCGGTTCACCCGCGAGCTGGTCCTGCGTGACCCGACCCTGATCATGGTCACCGAGATCCGGGAGATCATCGGTCTTCCCGACTTTGAGCCTCCAGCCATTCAGCCAGGCGCCCCTCCTCCTCCCAGTCCCGCAACTGGAATTCAGACCACGGGACCTGATCCGCTGCCGAACGCGGCTGGCTCGACAGCGACAAACGCTCTTGGTGGACCAGGCGGCGGATCGGGTCAGAGTTCCGGTAACTCAGTGACCGCTTCAGCTCAGGTGAGTCATACACGTGATCAGGTCCTCATGATGGGTGCCGAGTCCATTGTGTGGCGCGCCCTGGAGCGTGCCGGCACCAGGCTACTCGACCGTGGATCCCAGCGCGGCCAGTTCCCCGGCGTGCCGGCCTATGAGCTGCACACCAAGATGAGCGCCAAGAGCTTGGACCAGATCCAGGCCCTCCTTGAAGGTGCCTGGGTCCAGGTGCCGGTGACAGCGGCCCGGATCGGTGACCTGGATTCCAGCGCTCTCCAGGACGCGCTGTCCAAGTACTGCACCCTGCTTCTGATGACCAGTACCCCGCATCACGTGGAACGGCTCCGGATGTTCCTCGGCTCGGAGGGGCTGATCCATGCCTCTTCTTAGCTGGGAGCGGCGGATCTTCGGGATCGTGTGGCGTTGGCTCCAGGATCTGATCGACGCTATCCGGGAAACGGTCATGCGGCCCTGGCGCCAGTACCAGAGCCAGCCGGACCCGGGTGGAGTGTTCATGTCCACAGGGCTGTGGATGACGGCTGTGGATGACATCATCGAGCGCCTGATTCCGGTTTTCAGTGAGGGCTACGAGCAGACGATCCCGGCCGATGATCGGGAAGACTTCGTCAGTTCCACGGAGGCGTTCGCCAGGACTCAGCTCGCCGAGACCAAGAACCTGCTGGTCAGAATCCCGGACGAGATCTACCACCTGGTCTTCGCGGAACTCAGCGACGGGATCAATGAGGGTGAGCAACCGAAGGATCTCGCGGCCCGGATCGACAGGCTCTTGACCACCAGCGGCTCGGAACGGTGGAAAGGTCGCGCTATGACGATCGCCATCACCGAGACGAACCGGGCCTACAACGCTGGTTCCTTTGCTGCCGGACTCCGAGCGCAGCAACTGGAACGGACCACACTGTACAAGGAATGGTTGTCCAGCAGGGATGAGCGGGTGCGACCCGAGCACGAGGCGGCCGATACGCAGCGGGTACCTGTCAGTCAGCCGTTCATCGTGGGAGGCTTTCCGTTGATGTATCCGGGCGACCCGAACGGACCGCCGCACTTGGTGATCATGTGTCGCTGCGCACTTGGGATTAGGGACGAAGCATGAAGACCTGGCGTGGACCACTGGCCAACATCGGGATCCCGAGCGCGGACCGACGGGTCTTCTCCGCTGGCGCCCTGTCGCATCGGCCGATGCCACTACCGTTGCTGTGGCAGGAGAAGACCGGACAGAGCCACGGTGGCGCGGTCATCGTGGCGCGGATCTTGGTCGGCTTCGAGGAGGATCACCAGTTCTCCGCCGGTGGCGACTGGCTGCCAGTGGACAAGTTCTCGTACGTGGAACAGGCCCAGGAACTGGTTCGGCTGGGTGTCGTCGGTCCGAGCGTGGACCTGGAACCGGACTTCACCGTGTCCGTGGACACCAGCAACCCCGAGTCACCGTTCCTGAACTTCACCAAGGCCACCATCATGGGCGCCACCCTGGTACCGATGGCCGCGTTCGGGGCACCACGACTCGTGTTCGAGGAGAGCGAGGACACCAGAGTCCCTCTCGCGGCCCTGAGCGATGCCCTCCTGGCCAGTACCGCGAAGGCGCAGCCGGACATTGTCGAATGGGCCAGTGCCGTGGATCTGTCCGACTACCCGTTCTGGGATCGGGAAGACATCGCCAACTTCGCCGTCAACGGTTCTTCATGGCGGTCCATGCCGATCGCCGGTCGCGAAGACCAGTTCGACGCTGACGACGCGTACCTGCGGATCAGCAACTGGGCGAATGGGAACCGGTCGGCGATGGAGAAGGCGTACCTGTACTCGAATCCTCAGGTCGGAGGCGTGGTCAAGGAAGCCTTCAAGATGCCGCTCGGTGACATCTACAACGGCAAGATGACCCTGGTCTATCACGCCGTGTACGCGGCAGCCGCACTGCTTGAAGGTGCCCATGGCGGTCTCCCGAACATCTCGGATCAGGAAAAAGCATCCGCGCGTCGGATCATTACGGACATCTACAAGAAGATGGCCGACCATTACAATGACCCGCAGATCGTCGCGCCGTGGGACCAGGAAGAGAAGTCACGACAGTCAGCTACGAGGCGGGCCATGACAGCATCCAACGCACCGGTCAAGCCACCGAAGGCGTGGTTCGAGGATCCGAAGTTCACCGGCAAGTCCCGTATCCAGGTCACCGAGGATGGTCGGGTCTTCGGACACGCGGCTGCTTGGGATGAATGCCACACCGGCATGGACGGGGTCTGTATCACCGTTCCCAAGACCCGGACCAACTACCAGTACTTCACCTTGGGCGAGGTGATCACGCTAGAGGGGGAAACCCTTGACGTCGGAACCGTCACCATGGGCACGGGACATGCCGCTGCTGAATGGGGGGCCTCTCGGAGCCTGGCTCATTATGACGACACGGGAACTCAGGTCGCCGTGGTCCGAGCGGGCGAAGACAAGTTCGGCATCTGGGTGGCAGGAGCTTTGGTTCCCGGACTGGCAGACGAACGTGTCGCAGAGCTTCGACGTTCACCGTTGTCTGGAGACTGGCGGCGCCTTCGGGGCAACCTGGAGATGATCCGGGTCTTGGCCGTCAACTCCCCCGGATTCGCGATCCTGCGCCAGGAGAACGCCCGACCCCTGTCGCTGGTTGCGGCGGGTATCGTGTCACCCATGGACTCCATCGTGGCCCCTGAGTCGACTCCCCTTGCCGTCGGCGAGGACCCGGAGCCTCAGGATCGGTTTGGCCTTGATGATGTTGCTATGGCGGCAGCTCGGATGGTGGAGTCCCGTCAGGATCGGCGCGAGCGACTGGAGATCCTCCTTGCCACACAGCAGATGGAGCGAGGTTCGCGCCTCGATGCTCTCCAGAAAATCGAGGCCACAGCATGAAGTGGATCAAGAGCAGCCGAAGCGCGGACACGGCCAACTGCGTGGAGATAGCCTGGGTACAGGAACAGGTCCTGCTCCGGGACTCGAAGGATCCGGAGGGTCCGATGCTGATCTTCGAAATCAAGGACTGGGACCAGTTCCTGGACATCTTCAAAGACGAGTGACCGAACACATCTACCTGTCCACCGGTTGCTGGCACGGAAAGCACGACTACTGCGACAGCATGACCGGACAACAGGGCGAGAAACGCCCAGCGACGTGTAAGTTCTGCCCAGCGAAATGCATCTGTCCCTGCCATGGAGAATGGGTCGTGGATCGAACGAGCAGCCTAATCGATCTTTCCGACGTCTCCTACGTCGAGACCAACCAGTACACGTCTCTCTTCAAGGAGTCCTGTGGCACGCCATCCGAGTACCGAGAACCTGCTCCACTGGCTGGAGCCGAACAAGAACCTACCGGCCTACCTGATCTGGGTGCCGGAGGCGGTGGAGATCCTGGCCAAGGGGATGGTGGAACAGCTCCCGGATTCTCCGGAACTCGCGGCTGGCCTCCGGAAGCTGCTTGAGGCGAAGGACTGTTTCGTCCGGGCAACCCTCGAAGCGCATCGATCCGGCAAGGAGGAGTGACATGGCCTGCGCTTGCGGTAAGGGCGCCGGGAACTCTCAGGTCGCTCATCTGGTGACCCTGAAGGATGGCACTACCAAAACCGTGGAGTCAGAGTTCGCGGCCCGCGTGCTGGTGGCCAAGTCCGGTGGCGGTACCTACAAGAAGGTCGCGTAGGCCATGAAGTTGGCGATCACCATCGCACAGTTCGATGGGTTCAAGTACGTCACGCTGGACGCTGAGCAAATCACCTTCCAGCACTCAGAAAAAGTGTCCTGGATCCGGCTCTGGTCTGGAGATGTGGTGACGGCGGTCCATACCTATTCGGGCGTGGTCAGTATGGTCCTCGATACCGAGGGTGCCGGTGAACGATAGGTTCGTTGGCACGAACTGAATCAATCGTGCATACTGCTCAGTAAGACAGCGATGTCCGTGCAGTGAGCCGGTCGCGTGGAAGTCACCCATTCGGTGTACCCGCGAAAGGCCCACACAGACATGTTCATCATCCCGACCGACCTGAGCCTGTTCTCGGTCTCTGGCCTGGAGTCCCTGCGCATCCAGGCCGTGACGGAGTACAACACTCTCCTGGCCAGCGTCACCCACGACAACGTGACCGATGAACAGCTTGAGCGCCTTGAGGCCCTGAAGACGTTCAACGTCTCGGCGACCGCGCAACTGGCCGCGATGACCAAGCCAGTCGATGACGCCGGTCAGAAGGACCGCGCGGACAAGCTCGCAAGCTTCGACACCGCCGTTCTGGAACCGCTGGTCGTTGAGCCAGTGGTCGTTGAGCCAGTGGTCGAGCCTGTGGTCGAAGAGCCGGTCATCACTCCAAGCCTGTCGGACATCGCCGGCCAGAGTGACAAGATCGACGTCCCGGAGACCAAGGACGAGACGCCCAAGTTCGGCGCCCTGGTCGCAGCGGCCGACACCCTGTTCCCCAGCGGCCAGGAAGTCAACCTGCGTCAGGTCGCGGAGGCGTTCGTCGCTCGTACGGCTGGCTACCGGGGCATGGGCAAGAATGCCTCCACCCAGCACTCCGTAGCCATGATCAACAGGGACTACCCTGGCGAGTTCACGGTCACGGGCGACGACAGCGACATGGACATCCTCCTGGCCGTCGCGAACGAGACCCGGCTCCCGGGTGGCTCGCTGATCAAGAGCGCGGCCCTGAAGCGCAAGGAGATCGAAGCGGCTGGCGGCAACCAGGGATCCCTGACCGCTGCGGCCGGCTGGTGCGCCCCGTCCGAGACCCTGTACGAGGTTTGTTTCCTGGGCACGACCGAGGGCATGATCAATGTCCCGGAGGTCCAGGCCCGGCGCGGCGGTATCCGGTACAACCAGGGCATCGCGTTCGACGCCATCTACGGTGACGGTGCGGCGAACTTCTTCAACCTGACCGAGGCTGAGGTCGCCAGCGGCACGACCAAGACCTGCATCGAGATCACCTGCCCCAGCTTCGTGGACGTTCGGCTGGGCGTCACGGGTATCTGCCTCACCGGCAACATCCTGACCCAGCGGGCGTACCCGGAAGCGGTGGAGACCTTCGTCCGCGCCGCGCTCGTGGCACTGGCCCACAAGGTCAACTTCGAGGTCATCCAGGACATGGTCGCCGGCTCTACCGCCGTGGCCCTGACCGCCGTGGCACCGTGGGTCGATGACGCCTCCGTGGTGTCCCAGGTCCTGTCCGCTGTGGACATGGCCGTCATGGACATGCAGTACCGGATGCGGCTGTCGCAGGCTCAGACCCTTGAGATCGTGATGCCGTTCTGGATCCTCGCCCAGATGCGCGCGGACTGGATCCGGCGCAACGGCGTCCAGGACCTGACCCTTGCCGACGGCGCTATCGCTTCGGCGTTCGCGGCCCGGAACGCTAGCGTCCAGTTTGTATACGACTGGCAGGACGCGTTCTCCGGTCTGGCTACCGGTCCTGGTGCGGCAACCCCGATCACGGCCATGCCGACCAGCCTGTCCTTCCTGGCCTACCCGGCTGGGACGTGGGTCAAGGCCGTCAAGGACGTCATCACCATCAACTCGCTCTACGACAGCACCAAGCTCGCCACCAACCAGTACACCGAACTCTTCACCGAGGACGGCTGGGCGATGGCCAAGCTCTGCGGACTGTCTCGCGTCTACACCATCGGTGTTTGCCCGACTGGTAGCACCGGTATCCAGCGTGAGGTCGGCTGCGCCGCCTGATCCTGAGTCGGGGGGCTGGGAAACTGGCCCCCCATCAGGCTTCCTGATCACTATCCATAAAGGACAAGCAGATGGCAGCAGAGATTCGCACGATCGCCACCTCGGGTGACACCGTGGTACGGGCAGCTCCGGGCACCGTGTACGGGTACGCCTACCGGAACACGACAGCTCAGACCGACAATGTCATCACCGTGTACGACGCTGTCACGGCGGCGGGTACCAAGATCCTGTTCTCCCGGACCCTTGGGAATGCGGAGAACACCGGCCTGGTCCTGTTCCCCCAGGGCATCCGGTTCACGGTCGGTGTGTCGGTGGGTATCGCTGGGACGACGCCGAACACTGTCGGCCAGATTCTGGTGGACTGATCTATGTCAGCTATCTACCCGCCGAGCAACGCGAGTATGCGGACCATCCCGGTGGCAGCGGCCACAACTGTGCTCCTGGCCCGTCCGGCCACCGTGTACGGGTACTATCTGACGAACTCAGCAGCCGGTACCGCCGTTACCCTGACCGTCTTCGACAACACCACGGCGGTTGGCGCGAAGATCCTGGCTCGGATCGACGTGGCCGCGACCGGTGCGACGACCGGCCTGGTGCTGTTCCCGAATCCGATCCAACTGACCGTTGGCCTTTCGGTGATCCTGACCGGTGGCAACTTGTCATACGGCTGGATCCTGGCCGACTAATCACTGACAAAGGAAGGAGCGGGCCATGGCGGTAGTCGCCAACTCACGGGTGTACATCAACGCACCCACTAGCACGCTGCCCCGCTATGGCCTGTTCTCCGTCGCCACCGGGCCGCTACCTATCCCGGATATCCATGCCGAGGGCGGTGGCCTGGAATGGCAGACGGGGCTCTGCGCCCTGCCATACGGGTACGCGATCGACTGCGCGGACATCACCCCGGTGGCGAAGACGTATCTGGCCGGTCCGACGACGGTCAACGCTGACCCGTTCGTTCTGGTGTCCTCGCTGGAATGCGGCTCGGTCGGCATGGACGAGGCCACCATGCGCCGGATCCTCACCGAGCGGATGAACGCTGGCGCGCAGGCCGCGATCGAGAACATCTTCTCCCGGGAGCTGTTCGGCCAGCAGCCCGGACTCGCGACCGCGACCGGTGTGGCCACCTTGACCGCCGCGACCAACGTGGCCAACGGCATCGGCGCCCTGGAGTCCTGGCTGTACGCCCGGTACGGTCCGGCTGGCGTCATCCACATCCCGGCCGCGTACGCGTTCCAGGTCCAGTCCGGTGGCGGTCTTCGCTGGGACGGACGCAAGTGGCTCACCCCACTGGGCACATCGGTGTCGTTCGGCAACTATGCCGGGACCACGCCACTGGACGCGGCTCCGGCG